CACTTCCATTTGGACTTCCATTTGGACTTCCAGCTTCTTTTGCGATTACGAACCTTTCAGTTGATCCTAAAACTCAAAAAATTTCTAATAAAAAAAGTGAAAAAAATCAATCTAACCTTACGGAGAGTTCTATTCAAAAATTAAAGATCATTGATATACTTATTTATTGGATTAATATTATTAGGGCAAGTGTGGTTAACAATGCTCAAAATCCAATTTTTGGACCTCCTATTATTCGTTTAAGACACGGTGTTTTATATCAAGATGTTCCGTGTATATGCACAGGATATAATATAGATTTTGATGAGGTAGCAGGATATGATCTTCAGACTCTTTTACCTAGAAGAATAAAAGTTGATATGAAATTAGAAGAATTTAGGACAGGAAACTTTAAGACTTTTGATCAAAATAATGTTATTGCTAGAGATAACTTAGCAGGGTGGGAAGCAGTATTAACTGGGCCACAAACTATGGATCCTGGGTATTTCCCAGAAGAATAATTATATGGCAGCACTAGGAAAAAAGAATGGACCTTATGCTTTAGATGTGGTTAAAATAACCCATAGAAATGCAACTGTAACTACTATAATAAATTCCCCAGTATTTGATAGGATTCTAGGAAATCTAGAAGATGCTTATGAATACGATGTTGGGTATGTTCCTGCGGGTTATGAGCATAGACCTGATTTAATTTCAAATATTTTTTATGGAAGTCCTAATAATTGGTGGCTACTAATGTTGGTTAATAATATTACAGACCCTTTTGAGGGTTTTAAATTACATGAAAGGATTCTTATTCCTAAGGTTAGATGAATATACCCACAGCAAATATAGTTGTTAGTTTTAGTAAGGAAGCAATTAATAAGCTTTTTGCCCAGGGGGCAACTTTTGAGAATCTTATTAAGGGAGTTACTGACAATAAAGATGTATTACTTTTTAATCATGAATCTAATCCAAATTTTATAGATTTTAAACATGAATTTGGAGTAGGGCATAAAGGAAATATGATGACCCTTACTTTAATTGACCCCTACTCAGAGTTTGAGGAAAGATTTATGACAGGTAATTTTGTTGAGATGTTAGCAGGATCTTTAACACCCTCAACAAAAGGGAAACAAAAAAATATTTTAACAAAAATTAAAGAAGAAGAGTATAAGATAGAAACAGAAAAGAAAAAGTTAAAAGAGTATGCTGGGGAGTTTCAGAAAACTTTTCAAAAGGCTTATGGAGCAAATTATGTATATATAGCTTATGGGGTGGGAAAAAATTTAGATCTATGGTCTGGTCCACATATTATGCAGTTATTTGGGGCAGATATTCAAGTAAAAGGAGCTAGAAAGCTAGTATTAAAATTTGCAGCAATTCCTTTACCTTTTAATTTAGAGGATAGGAGGGGTTTATTTAATGAACAGGTTAATATTGATTTAGAAGGATTAGATGTTGAAGTAGATGTTCATTCTGATTTAATAGATTTTACAAATATTGGAACTGATAAACCTGTATACGCCGCAGACGCTCATGCTAAGATAGCAGAGACCCAGTATTCTCCTAATTTAACTTACCATCGTGAAGAATTTTTTGAATTTCTTAAAATAGCAAATTTAGAAAACGTGGAAACAGTAGTAGAATCTATTGATGTACATATGTTAGTGACGGATATAATTAGACGATATATTAGTGCTGCCACAAGTACCCCTAATGTTATTGTTTTATTACCTGATCTTAATTTAATTTGTAGAGAAGCTATAGAAGAAATTGGTAAAGTAGAACGACTAAATGTTGATGAAAAATTTATTTTAAAACAAGAGTATGTTGGATCTTCTAATTTTTTAAGTGTGGGAGGTATTTTATTAGATAAGAGGGCCGGATTTTATGGATCTAATGCTCATATAGGTAAATTTTTTAATACAGTAAAGGCTGTTGTCCACAGATTCTGTCTAAGTCTTGATTCTAGATTAAAAAATACTAAAGAATGGAATAAAAATTTTGATCCTCCTATGCTCGAATTCTTAAAAGAACAGGATAGCGCAATTAATTTTGAAGATAGATTAAAATTATTTATAAATCATAGAATGTTTTTTGCATCTAAAACATCCAGGTCAAGTTTAGGATACCCAAACTATTCTAAAGAGTTAAATTCAATTGAAAAAAACATTTTAGCATGTTCTAAAGGAATTTACGGACCAAAACTGGGTTTCTTTTATGAATCTGATTCTAAAATTATAGAATATTGGTCTAATTCTAATTTTAAAAATCTTCCTTTATTTGGAGGAGTCGGAACTACAATAAAAGCTGACCTTCCTGTTATAGTTTACGGAGATACACAATTAATTAGAAATTATTTATATGGTGCTGCTAATTTAGAAGAAGATGCTAAAGAAGAAGCTTTTTTTGCAAAAAAAGTTTCGATAGCAAATGAGCAGGTAGAAACTGATGCATTAGCCTTCCTTTCTAGTAGTAATCAACCAGCAGCAACAGTACAAAACTTTATAGATAATTTAATCATAGACAAAAAAACTATTTTAGCAAAAAAACTTCTAAGAACTCCTTTGCATCCTCATGATAAAATAGTTTTAACTGATATTACTTATAATAAAGAAGTAAATGCAATAATAAGACCTCCTGTTAATAGGGTTGGTTCTTTTGGAGACATTTCTTATACTCCTGATGAGTTTGGGTATGTAGATGAAGCTTTAGATCCAGAAGCAAAACAATTAATAAAAGAAGGAGTTATACCTGTGTTTAGATATAATACAACTAATCCTAATATTTTATCAATGAAGTTTAAGTATGCACCTATTTATTTTAGTCAATTAAAACAAGGAATTATTAAAGAGGTTAATAGGCGAGCTTCTACTACTTTAGCAGGAGTTATGAAAACTAAATATGTAGATTTTGATTTTGAAGATGCACATGCTGTCATAAATTATATAAGAACACGCCATTATTCATTAGGAGGAGGGGAGAAGGCTGAAGAGCAAATAAAACTAGAACTAGCAGCCGAATTTGAAGCACAAACTATAGTTAAGAAGGATGCAGAGGCAGCGGCAGAATTTGCTTATAAAACTTATTCTGAAATTTTAGATCATCCTGAAAAACCTATAATAAAAGTAGATCAACTATTACCAGGAAATCCAATTACAATTATGTCTAATTTTAGTGAACAAATGTATAGAAATGCTTTACAGATGTCTATTGAGACTCTTCCTCTATTTCATATATCTAAACATACAGGAACTTTAACCTCTCCATGTCTTGTATTTGCACAAGATCAAGATATTATGAAAACTAAAAAGCTAAAAAGATCCTTATTAAATAATTTCTTTAGTGGTGCTTATCAAATAATGAGTTTTTCACATAAAATTAGTGCCAAAGGGGCTTCTTCTAGTTTTTCCTTAATGAAAGCTATACCTAGAATTTCTCCTAGTGAGACACAATCATCAGATAGCTTGGAGTTATCCAAATAATGCTTATATCTTTAGCTGAAATTGTAGATACTTTTGATACTAATAGAGGAGGAAGATTTATGGCTAAAATAAAATCTTTAGGAGATGCAGAAAAGACTATAAAATGGACTTCTCCTTATAATACAGCATCTTTAGGAACTATAAAAACACCTGTTCCACCTAAAGGTACATCAATTCTAGTAACTCAACCTGATGGATGTGGAGATTGGTTTTATCTTGGATGCACGGACGAACAATATGTAGCTAAATCTAATGAACCAACCGATTTAGTAACGGCTAACCTTCCTGTTGAGGGAGGACCAGGAACGAATAGAGGAGGTGAGACTACGAAGGGACCAGGTACAGATGATACTTATTTAATTCAGAACGAGTTAGGAAATGGTCTTGAGTTGGTTCAAAGTAGAAGTACAAAAGCTATAGTTTCTCATACAAAATTATTTACAGCCAAGGGTAAAAAAGTTTTAATAAGTGATAGTCCTGGAAAGGATTATATTTTATTAGATTCTAATAGTGGAAGTAAAATCACTATTACAGATAATCCTAAAATGCAACAAGGTTTACCCGCCCATTCTGTTCAAATTGAGACCACACAGGGAGATCAGAGATTTTTTAATATGACAGGTCAAACAGATCTTTTAGTTAAAGACGGTAGAGAACTTCAATTATTAAATAATTCTACTGGATCTAATAAAGGTCTAGGAAATACATCTGAACATTTTGGAAACGTAAATCTTCAGAGCGGGTGGAGAGACATTAATATTTTTACCCAGGCTAAAAGTGGAAGAATTTTTATAGAATGTCTAAAAGAGGATGGAGTAAATCAGGTTATAGAATTGCAAACACATGGACCAAATGGCACTATCAGGATTTTAGCTACAGGTAAGGTAGATATCTCTGCGGAATCTGTGGGAATAGAAGCCGCAAACAGTATTGATATTCGTTGTGATGGTAATTTAAATTTAGAAGCAGGAGGAGCGGTAAATATTAAGTCTGGTTCAGGAAATGTTAATATTCAGGGACCACAAATACAGTTAAATTCAAATACTGCTGCCCCTGCAAACCCAAATATTGGAGATGATGAAAGTTATTATGGAACTACAGGAGTAACTACATACTAAAGAGGTAAAAAATGGCAGCATTCGATCTAGAGACATTCTTAAAGGTACAAGGACAAACGGGGACAGGAGCTTTCCAAGCATTAGGAATGTCTTTTGGTATGCCTAGTTGTATGCTTAATTTAGCTTCACAAGCACTAAATTTACTTCCAACAAGTGTTTTAGGAGATATGCGAGATACAATTTTATCTGCAAAGACAAGTGGCGGAAATGCAGCCACAGAAGTTTTTAGAAAATTGATGCTTGCTACTGGAATAATTGAGTTTGATACTGATGAGGGGTTATTAAAGTTTAAATCTATATCTTCTTTTTTAGGGCTTGATAATGATGGTACTCAAAGCCTTCAAAATTTAGGAGGACTTTTAGGAGCTTTTCAGTATGCAGCTTCTTTTGGAGCCCAGCTTTATTCAAATTATACGGATATTACAAACCAAATAAATTCTATAGGAGATTGTTTAGATAAATATAACCAAATGAAGTCCTTTCAAGGAGGAAATTCTGCTAATCAAAAAGCTACTTTAACTCCAGAGCAAGCTGATGAATTATTTAATACTGTATATTCTGCTGATAAAACTAAACTAGAAGAAACAGGAAATTTTATAGTTAAATGTAATGAACAGTTAGATAAAATTAATACAATACTAGCAGCAAGAGTAGCAGATCCTTCTTTAGAACCTTGTTTATTGAACACTAGTGAGTTTGATCCTTTCCTTGATGGTACAACTTTTACCAGATGTTCTCCTATTGATCCTGGTTTAGAGGGAGTAGAAGATTTAGGAGATGATATCTTCAGATTAACTTACGGACCTCCTCTTACTGTAGGGGGTCAATATGTTCTAACTTCTGATGGTCTGTATTATGATTCTCAGACGGGTGGCTTAGATCCCATATTCCTAGCAATTTCGGGAATTATTCCTCCTGGGAATAAGTGGACTTATGATTATGATCCCAACCTCGGAGGAAAGGGAGATTCCATTTCTATTCAATCTCTGAATAAGTTTACAGAAAATATATTTGACCCGGAGTTAATTGATGATAGTCTTGGTTTGCAATTATATTATGATGCTGATCACTTTCTGTCAGTTATAAAACAACAAAGAGATAAACATATATATGATTTATCTGCTGATCTACAGAGTTATCTTGGTACTTATGGCGAAGATTCCTCTGTTGTAAACAATCAAAGACAGCTAATCATTTCTGAGATTGCTAATCATAATAGTAAATTGAATAGACGAAAGAAACAAATTGAAGTTGCGTTAAAAGCCCCTCAAATCTATGGAGATGCCTCTGGACCTTTGTTCCCTCCAGGAGAGATTCCAATCAATGATTTTTCTTTCTTAGAAGAATATAATTTAGAAGTTGATTTGGAGAAGCAAAAAGCATTAATATTTGCAGAGGGTGAAGTAACTGGAATGGTTCTACCTATTAAACCTATGTTTGTTAAGTCTCCTCCTAGACCTCCTTCTCTAAATTACTATCATCTAAATGTTCCCACTATAGGAAAAGGTAGCATTATTTATACACCTTCGGGGACTGCTTCAGGCACTGTCTTATCTTTAACGGATCAAATAGTAAATGAAGATTTATTTGCTATTTACAATTTCTTAGATACAAATGTTTTATTACCTTCCTCAACTGAGTATCAGACAACCAATTGTGCTACAGAAGATATGTATAACAATGCTCAATTAGTTTCTACATCTCCTCAAAATGTATTTTTCTCTGGATTAGCTATTCCTTACTTTGAAGGTATTGTTAAAAATAAACCTACTGACACGGCTGCTGCATCTGCGCTAGGAAGTTTTTTACGTCTTCCTGATACACAAGAGTATAGAGAGCTTACCTATAGTTCTAATGGTTTTACGATGGAATGCTGGGTGCATGTTCCTGATATTATGGATGGAGCAGTTGGATGGTTAAGTGCTACTACATCTTCTTTAACTAAAGTTGTGTTAGGATGTGAGAATGTAGGAGCTTTGTCTGGAGTAGAAGCGTTAGATCATACGGGAGCAATACGAGATTTAGATTTCTTAGAAAACAAGAGAGGTACTGAATTTGTTAGAGGTATGATATGTGGTTTCACCAGAGATAGACGAATTACCCAAGTTTCGTCTGCTTATAGTAATAATAATTATGATAATGATCCTGCTTCTTCTTTAAGTTTCTTTATAGCTCCAACTCAATCAAGAGATTTGTCTTCTGCATCATGGATTAATAATGATGATTGTCAGGACTATGAAACTTTCCATAAAATGAAAGTAGATTTATCTGCTACGGCTTTTGGAAATGTTTCTTCTCAATTTGTTCTAGTAGCCGTTACAGTTGATCCTGCTTTAGATGCAGTTAGTTTTTATGCTGATGGTTCTTTAATTGCTACTTCCTCTATGGGTGCTGTTTTTGGTACAGATCCATTTATTTCACCAGGGTTACCAACATTTAAGAAAAAGAATAGCTTTGAATATTCCTCCACTACGGTTGATGGCCCAGAGACGCTCAAAACAGGCCCTGAGGCTAACCCATTTTATACGCCTTGGATCGTAGGGGGAGGTTGGACGGACGGCATGTATAAGTATGGCAACTTCTTAGGAGGAGATAGAGGAGGCATCGTGAGTGGCCTTCGTGGACATATAGGAAGCTTAAAATTTTATTCAAAAGCTCTAGATAAAGGAGAAGTTTCCACAAATTATAAAGCCCAACAAGGCTTCTTTAAGAAAATTCAAATGTAATGGCAGCAAATCAAACAGTTACTATGTATGGACTCAAACCTCCTCCATTTATGGAGAGAGTTCCTACTGAAAAGAGAAAGGTAACTTTTGGTTTAAATTTTCCTTTAGGACAAAATAAAACTACAGGGGGGTTCTTTCAAAAAATATCTGGGGTTGGATTAATTAAGGATGCTGTTAAACAATTATTATTAACAGAACGAGGGGAACGAATTTTACTTCCTAAATTTGGTTGTAATTTACGATCTTATTTATTTCAACCTTTAGATGAAGAGACGTTTGAAAATATTAAAGAAGAGATTAGATTCTCTTTTGAAAATTATATTGTCGGAGCAAGAATTTTAAAACTAGCAGTTATTCCGTTAGGACCTCTAGGGCCATCAGGAGGAAACTCATTGTTAGTAAGATTATCTCTACAAATAGTAGAAGATGATTTATCAGTATTTGATGTAGAGGTACAAATCACATGAATTTTTCTGGAACAATAACTTCAGATTTTATGAAATTAGCTGAGATCCCTATCCAAAAGAGACCTTCGTTAATCAATTTTGCAGCAACAGATTTTGTATCTCTAAGGAATTCTCTAATTAACTATGCTAAAGCAGTATACCCTACAGAGTATCAGTACTTTGTTGAGTCTGATTTAGGCATAATGTTTATTGAGTTGGTAGCTTATATGGGATCTGTTATGTCTATGAAAGCTGATATGCTTGCTAATGAAAATTTTCTCGCAACAGCTAATCAAAGAGCTAGTGTTAAAAAACTTCTCGAATTGATTGGAGTGAGGATGCGGGGTCCATTATCTGCGGCTGCTGATGCTCAAATAACTTGGGATGAGACCCCAGGAGGAGCAGGATTAAGGTTTAACGTAGCAAGTAGAACTTTTAATGTTACTTCTCCTGAGGATGGAGGAGGAGTTACATATACTCTTTATAAAGTAGTAAATGGATTAGTTGATGAGGCTAATAAGGATGGAGGACTTTCACTTCTTGCAAGCGAGAGTGACAATCCTCCTCCTTTAGATGGGACAATTTTTTCCAACTTAGTTTTACAAGAAGGAGCTTTAGTAACTGATAGTGGAGACTTCGCTGCTACAGAAGGAACGAAGACTATTAAATTAACTCAGAATCCAGTAGTAGAAGGAAGTGTTCAAGTATTTATAACTGCCCCAGATGCCTCAGTAGAGGGAGCTTATACAGAAGTTGATAATATTTATTTTGCTTCTGGTTCTTCAGATAGAATTTTTGAAATTGTGTATGATGGAGATTATGGAGCAACAATTGTATTTGGAGATGGGACAGTGGGAATTTCTCCAGATGATACAGCATCTTATTTTGTTCAATATAGAGTAGGTGGAGGAACTAGAGGGAATATAGTTAAAAATGCTTTAAATGTAACAGTTAATGGAGTTGTTGGACCCTCAATTAAAACAGGAACTTTAACTAATACTTCTGTAGGTGTAGGAGGAGCTAATGCAGAGACATTAGACCATGCCAAGAGATGGGCACCTCTTACGTTTAGACGACAGGATAGACTAGTTACTTTAGAAGATTATTCTGTTTTTGCAAACACTTATATTAGTGATTGGGGTACAATTGGTAAAGCTTTAGCAGCAACAAGAAAAGCGTATGCTTCTGCTAATACACTTGATATTTATGTTTTGGAAAAAGCATCTGATTTCCAATTACAAAAAGCTACTCCTACTTTTAAAACAAATTTATTAGATGCTATAAGAAAAAAGAAAATGGCTACTGATGAAGTAGTGATTGTAGATGGGTTGATAAGGACTCTTGATTTAGTAACTACAATTAGAATTGATGAGGAACAAAAAGGAAATCAAAATCAAATAATTTCCAAAGTGCGTAGAAAAATCCTAGATTATATGAATGTTGATAATAGAGAATTTGGAGAGGCTTTATATCTTTCGGAATTAAATAGACAAATCTTTGAAGTAGATGAAGTTCGTTTTTCTACAATAGATAATTTAACTCAAGATGTAAGAGTTGATTTTAATGAGATTATTCAGTTAAATAACCTTACAATTAAAATTGAATTACTTGAATAATGGGACAGAATAAATATAACCCTAATCCTAGAACATATAAAAAAACTAACTTTGTTGAGTTAGTAGAGTTAATTACACCTGAAATTTATAAAACAGAGGATTTAAAACTTAGTGGTCTAGAGGTTAACCCATTATCTAGAATAATTAATAGCAATATTCAAGCAGCCAATAATATTTCGACGGTGCTATCAATCTCTGCTGTACCCAATTCGCAAACTTCTACTTTAGATAATATTTCTGGCATTTCTCAATACTTCGTAAAACAAAATGAATTAACAAAGATTAATCCTTATTTGTTTGAAACCAAAATACTTTTACCTCTCAGTAGTACGTTATCTAATTTTGATACTAGTTCAGACTTTAAGGATTATTTATCTGGAACCTTGCTTCCAAAAATTAGACTATTTCAAGGAGACTCAGACACTGAATCTCCTCTATGGCAGAATATATCTGAGTTATCTTCTTTTACTAATAACAACGAAGCTAGTAGTGTTCATAATTATTTAGTTGATAGTTTAGGATGGTTCTATTTCTTAAATACTTCTGCTGATGGTGGTTTAACTTGGGATCCTTCGGGGTATGTTTTAAGTTCTTTAAGTAAATTATACTTGGGGGAAAGTTTAGATACTAATAAGGGAGTAAAAGGATTTACTGAGTATCTTTGGAGAAATTATGAGACATGTGCTTTTGGGGGGATGATTCCTGCGGATTTTGTTTCTGGATCCGCAGACGCTATTCTTGATCCTAGTGTTGGTATTGTTGCTACTTATACAAGTGGAGTACAAAAGCTAGAAAATTTGTTAACTTTAGTAGATGCTGTTTATTCTCCTCTTTATATTGATCAGCAAGATTTTACTGTAAAGGATGCATTCGATAATTATATTGATGCTTCTTTATTATTAGATAATATGGTATCTAAAGGACCTCTTAGAAAATTTGAAAATATGTTAGGGTTTTCTTTTGCTGATGTTACTGATCAAGTAGAAAACATAGGACTAATTTATGATATTGAGAATGTTAAAGATGAATATTTACAATATATAGCAGATCTAATTGGATGGAGATTGCGAGGAGATTCCCCTGCTAAATGGAGGAATCAATTAAGACTCGCTATTGATATTTATAAAAAATCAGGAACTTTAGCCTCTATACAAACAGCTATTGATTCTTTAATTGTTGATTCTGTTTTTGATGTCTCTGGTAGAGTCCAAGAATTATGGGAATCCTACATTCCCTTTCTAATTTGGTATGCTTTAGGAACTGAATCTCCCTTATTTAAAAACTTAAAAACATGGAACTTTGGTTTAGCGCAACAAGCTGGGGTTTTTACTTATAATTCTAGTAGCTTAGAAGGTAATTTAAAGATAGTAACTGATTCTATTCTCTTAGATTTATATAAAGCTTTTCCAGATAATTTTATATTTCATGGACATAGGTGGGATCCCCCGAGATTGTTTGAGCTTGATGAAAAAGGATGTATAACTAAACTCTATACTATTTTGGGTGAAAATGGAATGAAACCCTTCCATGTTCACAGAATTACAGATAGTGGATATCAGGCTCTTAGACAAGATGCTAGATTCTTTGGTGAACTTACTGCTTGGGAAGCTGCGGAAAGTTTTGGGCCATTAGGTCAAGGGGTGTACATGGGAGGAGTAGCCCACCCTCAGACAGGAGAACGTCCACTCTATCTTTCTGCCGCAGGAGATATAAACTTTGTCTTTAATTATAGGGATCATTTTAACTATCCTATTCCTCCGTTTGAAGAAGTAAAGTATTACAGAGATTGCACTATTACTGCTGATTTAGTAGAATTATTAGTTGAAAAATTAAAGTGTTTCCAAGTTAAAGACTCATTTGCAGAAGCAGTAGGTAATTTTATATTGGAACAAGGAGTTACCACTACTACAAATATTGGAAGCTTAAATGAATTTTTAATGCTATTCAGTTCTGTTCAGGTCCCTTCTAATTATGATGATGTCTTACTAAATAGTTCTAATTATGAAAAGAATTTACTTGGCCTATGGAACGGAAAATCTTCGCATCTATTTATTGATTTTGATAATACTGATTTTGATTTTTCTAAAACTACTTTAGAAGGAGATTCAAAGTATGCACTTTATGAAGCTGCTAGAGTTTCCCGTGAGTTTTCCCCAGGTCATGCTATAACTAGGGTAAACTTAAATGCAAGTGCAGAGGAACCTCCTTTTGTTTATTCTAGTACGGATTGGGATTACTTAGGTTTTGATAAAGACGATACTAGAGAGTCTTATACTTCCGCTTCTATTATTTCAAATTTTGAATATAGCGGAGTCGCTATGGGAACAATATTTCCTACTGGGGGAGGGGATGCTAATCTTGGAGGAAATGATGGTAGAGGAGGATTAAACACCTTTAAAAGAGCAAGAGTTGATAATATTAAAGACACTCTTTTAAGTAGTATAGATGGGATATTTGGTACTGATAATGCTAGACGAGCATTAAGAAGAAGAAACTTTAGATACACCCTACCGAAAGAAGGATATTATGATAGAACAGGTTTTAATGGTCCTGTAAATTGGGAAGCATCTAGTTTAGAAAATTCAATGCCCTCTTCTTTAGGAGAATTAACTTTGGGATATGTAGCCTCTGCTGGTAAATTTTATCCTATAGTTGACCCTATTAATCCATCAGGGGTTTGGCATTTTTGTGAGAAGTTAGATTCTTCTAGAACCTTTTCTGGAATTGATACCAGTAATACCTTCCCTTATAGAGGGCTTTCTTCAGTTGCTCTTAATAATAATGCTAAGTACCCAGAGTTTTCACCTTCAACAACTCAGTATGTAGATAGAGGACAAACTCCTCCTATTTATATTACAATGCATGAGTTATTTGAGGCTAAAGCTAGAGACTATGCGTTCCAGGAAATTCAAAGCTTTGATAATTCTTTAAGCCATGAAGAGATTGAAGGGACTTGGCAGACACAATGGATGGTAAGCTCTTTTGCTTCTGATGCCTATTGGAAAAATCAAGTTCAAAGTTTTGCTAATTCAGCTATTGCTAGTGGTTTAGTTTTAACTTCCTATGATGATTATCTAAACTTTAAGTTTGGTAAAGAGTTACAAAAATTATATAGAGATTATTGTGAGACTTTCCAAAAACATGATCTTTCTTTAAATGATGTAGATAAAACAGGAGGAAATATTTTTGCTCAAGTCTTTGGACTAGGTTTATATAATTGTAATTTCTCTGTTGAAGGGTCAGCAGTATCTAGTACATTAGGAGGAGACTATATTGCTTCTAGTTTTAGGGGGCCTGTTCCTATAGGTTATAATAACGGGTCTGGGGTGTTTAGTACATGTGCCGTTGCTGCTTATAGTGATGGAACTGAAGATTTACCAGCTTCAGGAACTTATATTGCTAGTGATGCAGGGCAAATGGTTATTCCTATATCAGGAACCTTTACCCCAGGGAATCCTTTAAATGCTGAATTTAGAAATCCTCATCTTTTAAGTGGTGTTGAATTCGTTCAACCATCAGGGGCTGCTGTTAATAATCAGTTTAGAATCTTTAAAGTTGCTCCTCAATTTTCTGTTAAAGGACAAGAGAATTATCTAGTAGATAATACAGTTATTAAATGTAAATCTGTAGGGGGTCTTCCTAGACTTATATTTAATTTGAGTAGCTATGGGGATAGACCTAATACTTTTATTAAAGATCACAAGTTTAAAGTAACTGTAAATTCTTTAGTTGCAGAAGAAAATTCTAGATTGTTAGGGGGAGGAAAACTTGGAATTTGGATTCATACAGGAACACTAACTCCAACTTCTAATCAGATGTGGTCGTGGACTCCAAAAGGCAAATGGGAGTTACATGAAGAAACTAATCTTTCTGAAGAAAGAGTTCTACTTTCTTTAGCTCATATTTATGAATTCCCTCTTAAATTACCCGATGCTGAAGATACTTTTTGTCTAGGAAATATTATTAGTGATGCAACAATCAACGATTTAACACTTGCTGATATTAAAGAAAAATATTTTGAGCCTATAGAAGTAGAGTTTGATACTAGAAATTATACTATTCATAATAACTTTGAATATCTGGATATTATCCCAGTACCAGAAGTTTATTATAAAAATAAGGAATTGGTACATACAAGCAGTACAGAGTACTATGTTGAAGTTTTCTTTGTTGCTAATAAAAATTTAGATAAATATATGTTAATTGATTCTATTGAATTACAAGATGTAACCTTGAGGGACTACGCTGGGATAGGGACTGGTCATGGTATAAGAACAAAGGGAATTCCCTTACGACCTTTTGTAAAAGAAGATAAGCTTTATCTTGAAAAAGATCAACTCAGGGATGTATTAAAATTCTATAATGGATTGATAGGACAAGGGACTGGATTATATGCAACTAATATCTCTTCTAGAGATGCCACAATTACTTCAGGTATACTTGAGGTTAGCGGAGGAAGTAGATTGAATTATAGAATTTCTCCTGAGTGGGTGCCTAATACTAAACAATCTGGTCATAATGATTATACTAGTTTGGAGCTTGATAATTAATGAGAGGTGAAG